ACAATAAGTCGTAAGACTTTCCATTGATCTAAAGCGAACAAACAACATGGTGAAAGTTGTTTTGGACTCTTCTTCCTTGGAGGAACATCTCAGTTTGAAATCGGTCATACTGGGTGCTTCAGCCGCAGTTGCCGCCTACTTTTTGTGGCGGGAGAGGGAGAGGATCGTAGCGGCCGTGGTGATTGGACCATACCCTACGGCTTTAGTATCGCCCGTACCAAGGTTTTTCCAACGAACCTTGATTGATCGAACGAAAGAGGACGTATCGTTAGATTGGTTTCCCCACAACTTCGTTCCCACAACTTTCCAGCGACGAGTTACTGATAATGGACATCCTATCAGTGGTGCCGTACGTGACGCAGCGCGCGTCTTAATATCTGACGCCGTCGATAGTTACGGCCTACGTCGCTTTGAGATTTCCCCCGCTTCACGTACCTCACATCTTGGCAGGGCAATGCACCAACACTTTGCCCCTGGGGACCTACATAAACATCTTGTAGACAACAAGCCCAAGTATGGTGAGGCAATAATCTGTATTGATACGGATTATTATATACGTGATCCATCGGAAGCCTTTGGCTTTGTCAACCCGCTGATTTTGCACACCTTTTCCCCGCAGCGGGTTGCCGGTGTTGATGGGGATAGCCCGTTTACCATTCGCAACAACCAGATACGCTATAGTGTGAGTGGTGGTTCCGAGTGGTCCCATGAGATCTGGGACTGGTGTGGATATGGCGAGTACCTTCAGGTACAACACCATATCGACTCCGTCTGGAAATGGGTTTTATCTAAGGTTGGGGTTCGTAAGACTATTCTGACGAAAGTACACCATATACGTCCGTGGGCTGATTGCCCCGACCGAGCCCTTGTGTGGTGCATACCGCAGTATACGTACTGGAGTTTCACCTTCCTGGCGAATGACATTCACGCCAGAGAGCTCCGACGCGTGCGTTTCCAAGACCCAACGCGTCCCGGGTGGAACACTCTCGTTTATCTTGACCAAAAGACGAAGGAGCAGTGGATAAGCCTGGGTCGCGAAGGCGAGGACGCAACCGTCGAGATGCCTAAGGTGGACTTCGACGTTCTAATGGGTTTGCAGAGCTCGCAGTCGGTTACTAGCCGCATGATCGGCATGAAGTATACCAGCCCACATGAGTTGGCTTTGGTGGGCCAGTACTACAGGAAAGGGGTTGCGGAGGATCCCTGTAGTTACAGGCTTGCTAAACCAGCTAGCGTTCGTGTCCACTGGCCAGAAACAGTTGAGGCAGATGTGCCCGAGGTTAGTTCTCGGGCGTACGGTCCCCCTCCTGTGACCGATGAGAACTTGATGCCGATGATCAAGAGGTGGGAGGCTTTGTCCCTATCACTTGAGCGTCGTGTCGAGTTCGTCCGCAACAACAAAATTCCACCGAAGAAGTACCAGCAATATGCTGAGGAATTCGTTCGAGTGGTCGTTCCGGTCCCAGGGGAGGGAATTCCGTATTCCCTTGAACATACAGCCGAACTGTTAGACAAGCCCTCACAAGTTTTAGCAGTTAAGCAGATTTGGGAGACAGTCGATATGCCTGTTCGCAGGCTAATCGAGTGCTTCCTCAAGAATGAGCCTTGCATGAAACCTGGCAGGATCATTTCTGCTTTTGCCGATGCACGTTACTTATTACAACTCTCGGCGTTCACCTTGGCCTTTCGGGACCAAGTGTTTCACGCTGAGCATAACGAACATTGGTTCTGCCCGGGGTTGACCCCTAAAGAGTTAGCAGAGAAAGTGTGCGAATACGTGTCTCAAGTTGACCAGGTTGCAGAGGGTGACTTCTCCAACTTGGATGGCACCGTCTCCATCTGGATGCAACGACGCGTTATGAACGCCCTTTATCTGCGTTATTTCCACCCAAAGTATCGAGCGCAGTTACAACCTTTCCTCGATATGTTAATTTCGTGTCCGGCGCGTGCCAAGCGCTTTGGTTTCGCCTACGATGCCGGCCACGGGGTTAAGAGTGGGTCTCCTACAACTTGTGACCTTAACACCGCCGCGAATGGCTTTGTACAATATTGCGCGATCAGGGAAACGCAACCTGATTTAACCCCG